TGACAATTTAATCGTAAAATAAAGGATAGTTATGGATATTCAAGTAAGAAAAGTATCTACTGACTGGACTAAATTGCCTACTGGGCTGACATGGTATTTTATCGGTCAGCCCAAAACTGGCAAGACCACACAAGCCAGCAGATGGAGTGACAAAGGAGCTGAGGGAGTATTATTAATTGATACTGACCTTGGTTCAGATTTTGTAAATGATGCTAATACTATTACAGTAACATCGTTAAATACACCAACAAGACCACAAATGATTGACGATAAACAAGTCTCTAAAGGTGGCAAACCAGTTATTGAACCTGTTCCCAGTTTAGAAAGAGGATATTATCATAGATCAGGAGATTCTGTAGGAGAACCTATGGAAGTCTATTCTATGATAGAGGTTTATTTTTGGTTAAAAGAGAATCTTAAGAAATTGCCCTATGAAACTATTGTTATTGATACAATAGATCATATTAACAGATGGATTGAACAAGAAGTCTGTACTGAAAGAGGACAAGCAGCTATGGGAGATGGAGCTTCCTGGGGTGCTGATTGGGCTCAGGCAAGGAAAAAGAATCTTGATATAGTTAAAAAGTTTCAGACGTTGTGCAAATCATTAGGTAGAAATCTAGTGTTGATATCACACGCTAAAACAACTGTCATAACAGACGGTAAAAGTCAGTTAGGGCCTGAGTTGCCACGAGGGTTATCTTATGCTTTAACTGCAAGTGCAGACGTGATAGGGTACGCTATGGCCTCAAAGGAAGATGGTAAGTTCTATCTTTCTTTTCAGGCGTACGATGAAAGAACTGTAGGCAGTAGGTTAAAACCTTTAGCTCAGAAAGTTCTTGAATTCGATTACAATAGCGTAATGAACGAAATCCTAAAATACAAAGAACAGGAGTAAGCATATGCCGTTCAGAGGTTCTTATGAACAAAACGCACAAGAAAGCGGTGGAGGTAACTGGCTTGGTTTCCAAGAAGTAGCCTTAACCGATATAGTTGATAAATCTGCTGATTATCCAGACATGGATATGTTTCTAGAAATTTATTTCAGAAACGAAAATTCTCAGTATCCTTGGAAGTATTCATTAATGGGTACTTACGAGAGAGATGAGGATGGAAAAGTTAAGGGTGACAGCAGCTTATTAAAACGAATCCTATACTTTGTCGATGCAATAGATTGGCAAGGTGGGGTAAACACTAAAGGAGAATGGGTAGATAAAGATGAGAAAGGAATAGATGATATTGCTGGATTTCTTAATCTTAACTTTGCATCCAATAACTACGGTGTTACTAAGTCAGATGAAGATCTTAAATATTTCATTTTTACTTATAAAAAGTATAATGAAAAAGCTAAGAAAGCTTATGTGACAGTATGCCCTAAAATCGTACGTAATGAAGATAAAGCTAAAGCAGATTTAGAATCTTACGTAGGATGGATGAAAGCCAACAAATATATTGTTGAGCACGTAGAAGGACAAGATAGCACAACAGGGGCAACCACTGCCACTGGTAGTGCATTTCCTACGTTTTAGTGCAACTTTATCACGAAATGGCAATAGGAGGCCCTCGTAATAGAGGGCTTCTTGTTCCACAAGAGCAAATCATTGATGTTATACTTGAACACGGAGATACACAAGCTGTGTATCAAAGTGTATATCTATATGACGAAGAAGGAAGACAATATCATAACCTAAGAAAAACATTTAAAGACTTTCTTGGTAAAAGATATATAAATGATGTACTTATAGATATAGATAAGGGTCAAAACACTGATGTATATACTCTTAATAAAACTAGAGGTTTTCTATATGAATTAGAAAATCTTGGAGTTCAACAACGTTCTTATAATATCTATTTTAGTGGTACTGGATATCATATAATAATAAGTGGAGAAGTATTTAACTTCAATCAAGGAGATAATGATCTACCATTTATTGTAAAAGAAACTATGAATAATTTATTCAGTGAAATAGATTTATCAGTTTACAATAGAACGGCAATATACAGATGTCCTAATACATTAAATCAAAAATCCAATCTGTATAAAATTCCTTTAACTTTCGAACAAATTAATTCCTCTGATTGTGAAACTATAAAAAGAGAAGCACAGAGACAAATATTTCTTGATTCAGATCCTATATGGGGAGATGGAGAATTAGAAGATAGAATTATAAAAGAAGTTCCTAAGGTTAGAGTAATGGACTCTTCAACTGAACCAAAGAATATTGTACCCTGCGTACAAAAGATGTATAAGCTTGGCCCAGAAGATGGATCAAGAAATAATACTCTGATGCGAATAGCATCTCATTTCTTTAGACATGGTATTCCAAGTGAAGCTGCTAAGGCTGCATTACTACATTGGAATGGTGGTCAGTTAGAAGATGGTGTAATCATTAAAAAAGTAGAAGATACTTATAGAGGTGGTTATAAATATGGATGTAAAGATGAATTAATGGCTAAGCATTGCCAAACTCATTGCATTCATTACAAAAGAAAAGACTATCTTATTGATGTCAAGAATAGTGAAGAGCTACAAATGGATCTAGCAGAAAGACTGGAAACAGATTTCTCTGGAAGAACTATTGACTTAGCTAAGCTATTTGGTATACATGATAAAGATGCAACTATATATCCTGGCGAATTAGTAACTATATTTGGATCCACAGGTGCTAATAAAACAGCACTTGCTCAAAATATTATACTAGGATATAATGCTGACAGAGATGAGATACTCAGAGAAAATCAAATTCCTACATTGTTTCTATCATTAGAACTATCTGGATTTGTAATGCATAGAAGAAACTTACAAATAGTTTCAGGTGCTAGCAAGGATGATGTTGTAAAGAATTTTAAAACTCTATACAATTATCATAAAGAAGAGCTAAGCCATATAATTATGCAATCAGTCAGTCCAACAATACCGCAGATACAGGAAAAGATAAAGCAATTACAACCTAAGTGTGTAGTTGTTGATTATATAGATTTAGTAGATGTTCCCTTTAATAAAAAAGGAGAATATGAAAAACTAAATTATATCAGTCATTCCTTATCTAATATAGCTGTAAATGAAGACATTATAATTATACAGATATCACAAGTATCTAGAGATTATTCACGTAATCAGATAATGGATTTATATGCTGCTAAAGGTAGTGGAGCAATAGAAAATGCTTCACGAAAAGTAATTGGTATTACTGGATCATCTGAAAATACAGATAAGAAGATGAGTATATATAAGAATAGTGACGGAGATCTATTTGATGTTGAACTTAATTGGACACCATCATTCAGGTTGAAGAAGAAAGCTAAAACTATATATAGTGAAGCAATGAAGCAACACTTTCAAATTGTGGAGGATTAAAGATGGTACAAAAGAAAACTACTACTCAGCTTATTGGTGAGTTAATAGAAGTTGAACAACAACTATCCATGGCAGAAGAAATAGAAATTCATGAAGAATTGGAAGTTGTTCAAAAAGAACTGCAAACTCAAGTTAAGCAGAAAATACAAAATGTAGATCATTTTATGTTAGAGCTTAAAAAGAGAGAGCACTTAATTGATGCTGAAGTAGAAGCACTAAAAGATGAAATAGCTAGGCTAAGAACAAGACGCAAAGGTCTTGAGAGAACTAACGATTTCTTCAATAAACAATTATTACCTGCAGTCATAATGGAAGTAGGTAATGAAGATGGTGTATATGAAACTTCTACAGCTAGGTACAAATTATATGAAACATTTGGCCCAGTAGACGTTGATCCACATACTATATCTAATGACTTTAAGAAAGTAGAAATACTTGAGAAATTAGATAAGGTAAAAGCCAGAAAGGCAGCTATATCAGCATTTAACGCTGGTAAAGAAATGCCTAATGGCATCAGCATAAAGAAGATTAAAAGAGTGAAACGTACTTAAAGGTATACTAGTTCTTGTATGTTACACATTTTTAATTATAAATTATCTGGGCTCAGTTGTCCTGTGTTGACATCCTTTTTGATTCCTTTTGAGATGGATAAACATAAGCAGGCAGTGAGAAATACACCAACGCTGAGCCCATTTGATTTATGAAGTATGATAAAGAAATATTTCGTGAGGTATTAGAACCTCATCATCGTACTTATTGGAAGATTGCTTATACTAAGCTACAGAGGAAAATGCAAAGCCTCAAATCCTCCCTTAAGAAACGATCCGAAGACTCAGAAGTTTTATTTGATATAACTATGGATGAGCTGCGGGAAATGTTTTATACAACATATGGCAAACCTTGTAAATACTGTGATAGAAAACTAGTTTTAAGAAATATGGTATGTGATCATATAATACCATTAGCTAAAAACGGAGAATCAACAGTAAAAAATCTACAATTAATTTGCAAGAGTTGTAATACCAGGAAAGGCCCTTTAGATGAATCTGATTTTATGGATTTAATGGATTGGGTAGGTAAATTAAAAAACGAAACCAAAGAATATGTGCTAAGAAAATTAGCCAAAGGAGGAAGATATTAATATGGACTTAACAAGAGAGCAAGCTGAATTAGTTATAACAGCATTGCACAACTATAGTTCAGAGTTGTATTTGAATGACAATATAGTTTTAGTAACAGAGATACAGAATATACTAAAAGGAATAGAGGAAGAGATGGATTCAAAGAGCCTGGAATCACAAAAGAAAATGATTAAAGGATTCAGGAAACAGGATTTTCAAAACGACGAAAAGAAGATTGAAGTCGAAGAAGACAACGCCCCTAGCGTTGGCGTTGGTTCTGAGACTGGAATAGAACGAGACTACGCACTACAAGGAAAACCAAATTGCGAGGTTTGCGATGACTAAGAAACAAATGTTACAAAATAAAGTAACCCATTTAGAACAAGCACTACTTCAAGCAGACATGGTATTTTCATCAATGGAAGCCAAACTTGCAGATATGCAGAGTAAGTTCAACAAATTCAAAATAACGGACGATAAGAGGCATTTAGAGCAGAATAACGAGCTAATAATGAACCTTATCCAAGAAAGATTGAATATGGGAGCACATAAATACATGCAGCAAGTCCCAGTAATGCCTGAAGATGATATCACTAGAGACAATTTTTACGAAGCTATTGAAGAAGCACTAGATTTGTGCGTATATTTAACAGCTTTTATGTTAAGATTGATGAAAGAAAAGGAAAAACTAGAAAGTGATAGATCGAAAACTAAAGAAGAAAGCACAACTTGAGTGTGCTAATTGGGATTGCGGTAACTGCATTGGTTGTTCTATATATATTGATAGAGGATATCTAGATAGAAATAATTGGGCACCAGTTCATATGTCTACTGATTCCAAAAAAACAGATAAAGAATGCACAGTTGAAGACGGCTGTGAGTATTTCGATAAATTTGTTATAAAATAAGCTACAGGACTCATCTTAGTTGCCTTTTTCTAAGAAGTAGCTTATCCCAAAAAGAGCCTAGTTTTATTTGTTTTTCTAGGCTCTTATCTTTTAAAAATTGCCTTTCGCCCTACAAAAGATATTGTTTTTTTAG